ACCACCCGTTAAGTCTTTGTAGCTTTCAGCTAGGCTTGACTTGCTTTGGTTGTCAATTTGGTAAATAGTTTGCGTTGACACTTTAACTGCGAAGTCTTTAAACATTTTATCAAAACGCTTATTGAGATCATTAAATAATATTTTAGTTTGGCTTGCGATACTAGCGTCCATAGCAAAATGGCTTTGCGCGTAATCTGTTTTATAAAGTGCTTTGACTTCTCGCATAGTGACCGCTTGCATATGCTCGATTACTTTGGTTAAGCGTTGCTTATATCGTTCACCGATTGCGAAATTATGATTGAGTGGCTTGCCTTTCAGGATTGTCTTCTTTCTCTGTGCTACCCATTTTGCTCGTATTGGTGTTAATGTCACTTTCTTCTTCATAATCGTCCTCTGCTGTTAATCCATTGTAACCGCTTTTTTCATCGGTAATTAATCTTTCGTGCACCATCCCCGCATCTATCGCACCCATGTTTACATAATTTTGATCTGATTGAGACTTTTTAAGGTTAATGTCTGCTTGTTCATTTTCTGTTAATGCATCTAGAGGGTTCCATGTAATATCCACTTCAAATTCTTTTTTTAAATCAGAACGAATACAAATAGCGTAATGACGTTCTAATAATGGCTCTAAGTCGTGAGTTTGGATACTCTCGAGTTCTTCGTGGTAGCTTGCTTCTTCATACTCACCCGTACTGTTAAATCCTTTAGGGGTAGTTCCTAAAAGTTTGGTAACTGGTACGTTTGCCGCGCTCGCTACAAGTTGGTACTGGGTCATTGTGACGTTGTCAAAATCTCCAAGCGCTGTGTCGAACTGTTGCATATCTTCATCAATACCTACTACTTTAACACCAAAGTTATCGCGATATTCAATCCATTTAAGCAATGTTTGCTCAAACGCTTGTTGGTCGGACATTACTTTATCCATGTCAACTTTTAACATAGTGGTACGCTTGCTCATTGCTAACGCTGGAGCTTCGTTTGCTGTGCGCTCTGCATTATACACTCGTTCGCAAATCTTTTGCGGAACTGACAACCCACCGTATAAGTAAGTCGGTTTTAAAATGTCTGGAACTTCATCGCCTCTAAAAATGACTAAATGCGACTTATGTATTCTTTGCCCTGCTACAATCCAATAAGTAGGCTCATAAAAGCTAATTGCCGAAGGGTCGCCTGCTGATTCTGTGTCAAGTTCAGGCGCACACCAATACGGGTCAATTTGGGAAATGCCTTTATAGCTGTTTGGATTAATGCCGTCTATGTTAAAAGGGTTTTCGTAATACTTAGGGTCTGTGCTTTCCACTTTAAACATAGCAATACGAATACCAAACACGCGACCCATTTTAACAAACTCTGTCATGTTCTTGGTGAGCTTGTATTTCTTTTCTAGTTTGCGAAGTTGCGCTACTAATTCAATGTCAACCTCATTTCCATCGTTTACGGTAACTTCCCACCCTTTGCGGACTGCTTCGCGCGCTGGAACATTACACGCTTTTTGAATAAGCCAATGCTGAGACAACATAGCGCATGTTTGATAACCTATAAATGATTGAGAGCCGTACCACATTAAAAGGTTATCTGGTAACGTTCCTCTGTCGATCTGCTTAAGAGATAATGTGCTGTCTATGCTATCCATTGCAACAGTTGGTGCAAAGTGTTGCTCTGCTGTGCGCTGAAAGTTATTTTTATAAACCGCATTAATTGCTTCTTTATTATCTACTTGAAAGTTTTGATCTAAAAGACCTTTTTTTATTTTAACTAGCACTACTTCATCTTTCTTTTTCCAAAAATCAAACATGGGCAACTCCTTGGTATAATCATAGCAAAAAATAAAAGATTAGAAAAATGAGTTGCGTCTAGTAACTATTCCTTTTTCAATAGCATCAAATAATGGGTCTAGGGTATCGTCATGTTTCCCAAATGGGAACGCAGAAGCCTCGGCAATTAAATCTCCTACTTGATCTATCTCTTCATTAAGATAAACGCGCCCTGCTTCAATATTTGGGCTGTCATCATCGCACCTTAAAACTTTATCCACATTACGCTGTACGGCTTCAATTTTCATTTTTTCTAATTTAAAATCTTGTAATAAACTGCTACCACTGGACTTATCTTCAATGTACATTTTGCGAAGTGAGGCTATTTCATTATTGTTATGCTTGTTATAGAATAGTTTTAGCCTTTTGCGAAGCTCTGGGGCTTCAAATTTGCCTCTTAACATATCAATTAAGTAAATGTCCTTATCAACGCTTACTGCCCAACACTGAGCTACGCTGTAATCGTTTTGCTCTTTAGTCTTTTGTGCTGTATCTACCGTGATAAATAAATGAGATATTTTAGGTAATACTTTCCACCACTTAAACCAATCAATCTTAATTCTATTACCACCTTTAATAATTGGTTCTTGCTGGAACTGTGAATAATAATAAGAGGTATTTGATTCTTTCATTTTTGCAAGATTATCAAGGGGGTAGAAGTCCTCCCAAAACGAGACGTTATTAATTTCGTCTACAGCTTTGATCTTTAGTATTTCCCATTCTTTTAAATCTTTAAATGCGTTTTGTTCTATACACCCGACAAGATCGTCCGTGTGCAAACGTTGCATAATGATAATGATAGGAACGTCAGGGTTATTGATACGGTTTGATAGCGTAGTTTCGTACCATTCCCGAACTTTACCGAGCTTTAAAAGACTGTTCGCATCGTCAGGCTTTAGCGGGTCATCAATTACAATACAACCGCCCCACTCATCTTTGGTCTTAAGTCCTGCGCCATGCCCAGTGATCTGTCCAAAACTTGATACAGCGTACACCCCTCCATTTTCTGACGTCTTCCATAACTTTTTACTTTGCGTGTCTTTTTTGGTTTCAATATTAAACATCGCTTTGTGTTCTAGAGAGTTAAACATATCTCGGATTTGTTGAGAACTGTTTGCCACTAATACGTCAGAATAAGACGTCATAATATATTTAGCTTTGGGGTGTTTTGTTAAAGTCCATTCAATAAAAGTGTTTACAATTTCAGTTTTACCGCTACGAGGGGGCATATTAACAATAAGCTTTTTTATTTCACCCAGATAAACACGGATAAGAACTTGACATACTTCGATATGGCTGTCGGTAAGAATAAATTTAGAGTTATATTTTGTTTTAAACGACCATCTAAGGTAACGTGTAAAATCTTGTAATAGTATTTCTTTGAGTATCTCAATATTCATTATTAAAATCTAGTAGTGTTTCTTTTATTAAATCTTTAGTAATGTTATTCACTTGTGTGTTTGTTTGTGTATTAACATTTATTTGTTGGTTTGCGTGACGTGGAGCAAGTTCTAGGGTGATAGCAAGCTTATCGTTAGCCTCGGCAAGTTCTTTGATTGTCTTAGCTTCTAAGGCGTACAGTTCTTCTTCTTCGCCAGTTTCTGCGTTGATCTGTTTAGTTATAAAAGAATTCACTACTTTTGGAATATGGCTTGCCAATAGCTCAGCGTTTGAGTTTATTAGCGACCTATGTTTGATTACGTCTGTTGCAATGTCATCGAGAATATTTATTGCTGTTGAATTTAGTGTTGACTTTTTTACAGCTATAATTTCTTTAGCTTCTATATAGTCGGCATTTGCTCCATTTTTCCACTGTTGATTTTTAGACATTTTTGATATAGCTGATTTTCCTATACCGCATTTGTTTTCAATTTGGCTTAATGAGTACTGCCCACTTTCAAAAAGTATCTTTGCACGTTCCCATTGCTCTGGACTATATGCCATTATCTTCTTTTCCACAAACAAGATTTTTTAATTCTTGTTTTAACTCTTTTGGTAGCTCGGCTTTATGCTTTTCTAGTAATTGAATTAAATTTTTTATAATTTCAGTATCTTTTACCGATACTGAAACCTCAATTTTTTCTTTTTTCTTTTGTTCGAACCAACCACCCTTTTTTAGTTCTGAAGTAACAAAGTTTGCAAATCTCATTATATCCCCAATCTAAAACAAAGTAATATTTTTGGCATGAAGCACAATTTTAACGACCATAATGATAAACTCGATTACTACAAAATCCATAATGCTTAATCTTTTATATGTAAGCCATTTCATTACATTCCCATTCTTTCGGCTTCGTGCCATTGTTCTAAAATAATTTTTGCTTTACTACTATCCCCATTCCCTATAAGTTCTGCTTTGGCTTGATATTTCCATCTGCACCAATAACCATGTGCGTTGTATTCTTCTAAAAGTATACCATATGGCATTAAATCTAAAGCTTCATCTTCTGTATTAGCATTGTTAAAGGGCTATTCTGAAAAGGAATAAAAACAGAACTATGTATCTTACTCATAATCGCCACAATACACAAATGTTATGTCTAATTCTTGTATTACTTCATTTGTTGTTGCAATAAACCATTTTGGTGGCGTTGCTTCATGGTCTACTTTAATATTTTTTATATTATTTAATTTGTCTAAAGTTTTATTGTTTAGATACTTTTGCAAATCTTCAACTATTTTAATTTCATTCATTTTATTTACTCCGCAACTTAAAAAATTTATATTTTAACCAAAGTATAAAACTTTTTATTGGATGTTCTTTTTTTGATAAATTCCACAGCCTAATACACTATAGTTCATACTCATACATTTTTTTGAACTGTTTTAAATTATTTGTTTCATCGCCTAATATTTCATTTATTGGCTTGCAATGTTCAATAAATAAATCGTATGAGTTTTCACTCATTTTTTTACCCCGTCCCCAGTTTTAATACTAGGCACATTATATACTTTTCCCATCTCTCTACCACACTTACAATACTCGTGGCGTGAAGCATCGCTCGTAGGCTTAATAATCTCAACGGTTGCGTCACATCGTGAGCAATGATATGTGTAGTTCATTTACAAATCATCCCAAATTACAATTGCTTTTATTAATTCAACACTTCCATTTTTTTTAATTTCACCTATATAGCTTTTTCCAAATGAAATATATTTTTTATTATCTGCTAAAGCTTGTGTTAAATCAAAACTATTAACAATATCTGATTTTGAATAAAAAATATCTTTTGACAATATTGTTTTATCTTTTATCCAAATACCTTCTTTAATCATTCTAGCCCTAATACGCTTAGAATTAACTTTGCACTTAGGACACCACATTGCACCCATAGTTCCCATAAATTCAGAACCGCACAAATTGTTAGTACAAAAGTGTTTTACTTTTTTATAGTGTGCTGGGCGTGTTACTTGTTTTGTTTCGGTCATTAAATTGCCTTGTTTATAATTATATTTTTTAAATTCATAATTACATAATTTTTATTTGTTTTGTAAGATGAAATTATTACATCTTCCCAATTCAATTGATCTGTACATAAATTAAATGTATTTTCACCATCAAAACTTTTTTTTACTTTATCTATGTTTTCTAATGATGTAATTGCATTTATAGTATAAACATCCAATAAAGGGTTGTTGCATATTTTATAACCTTCTATTAATATTTCCATAATACCATATTTCCAAGTAATATTTGCTGGTTGTGGATTGTCAAAGCCTACTATATAATTTTCCATTATTGCACTATTTCTCTTTTTGTGAAGTCTAGGCGTTGATATTCTTTTGCTAAACTCTTAAAAGTATGTAGTAGCGAGGATAGTGGAGGCAACCACTACTAAAAACTACTACATACCTTTAAAAGATCGTGAGTTTGAAAAAAAATTAGATTCGAACTAATATCGACTATATGTTGTCTTAAATGCTTTACCTATTAAGCTATTTATTTCAAACTAAAACGTATTATATTCTTATTTCAATACAAAGTCAAGAGCAACGCTAAATTATATTAATATTGCATAATCAATCAACTTTAACGCAAAACGTGTTAAAATTAAGCTGTGTTAAAGTTTAAAGGGTATATAATAACGGTATCAAAACAAAAGGGGATACAGTGAAATTATATGAGGTTGAGTTTAATGGGTCATGCTATAAAGCAATAAAGGATAATAAGTTATTACAAAATATTCCTTTTGAATGGGAAAAAACAAGTAATTACCCTGAATATAAATATAATATACCAGAAGAAGAAAAATTATTACATGAAGAATATAAAAAAGCATGGGATTTGCTAACTATCGAAGAAGTAATTAAAAATTATCCGGATAGAGTTGAACTTGGGTATAGTAATAGAAAATTTGTAATAACATTATTACAGTATGAGTCTTGCTATTCTCAATGCGAAATTAAAAACATTATTGACGTTGACGGTGAAGCACAAATTCAAGCCATTAACTTAGAAGAGTTAGCAAATAAAATATCTGATCGGCTTGGTACTAATTTATCACAATTAAAAAATCAGAAATTAGAAATACACCAGCCAAATATGCCTTTATTTACTTATAACAATTTTCATGTTTTAACGGACTCATGTACTGAATTATTGCAAAACGATTGGATTAATAAAGGTTGGAGAGTAGTATGCGTATGCCCACAACCTGACCAAAGGAGACCTGATTATATTTTAGGAAAATATACAATTAAAGGAGACGCATGAGTCGTAAACAATCCCCCTCTATGCTATTGCTAGATCAACATCGGCAAGAGATAAAGAAATTACTAAACAACAAAGCAAGTGTAGCGTTATTGGTGCGGACGTTTGGAACTTCTGCTAACACAATGAAAAAATATATTAAAAGTTTAAAAGGTATTTTTTAATTTCTTATATGGCGTTGGATTGGCGTAAGCCAAAAGCCAACGCCTATGATATCTATCTATCTTCTATCATTCTATCTATCACTTAGGAT